TACAGGCATTTTTTTTATTTTTTTTGTTATATTTTGTTGTTGCAAATAATAAAGTACAATATCGGGTAAATTCGAAATACAATTCATTACGGTGCTATACGTTATACTATATGCAATGGTATTGGGTATGTCTGAATATTGAATACTATACCACCAATAAGGAGGCATATATAAAACATTGCCTCCTAAAACATCAAATTCCAAGAATTGGATTTTGTCAAAATCGTTTTTGTATATACTTTGCGGTTCCCAAGGATTCATCGGCGAACGAAATTCATAATTTTCGTAATCTTTGATTGGATCCAAAAACTTTTTACTTTTCCAAGGCGTCATTTTTATTTTTATTTTACCAGAATATACACTTATAAATCGACTATTATTTGTGTGATATCTCAATGGGGTGTTTGCATTCGCTGAACCGAATAACATATCGTATTTTGTATGTAATGTAAAATCGGGTTTTAAATATTCATCCGCCGATTTAATAATGCGATGTAATCCCGATTCTTCTAAAAATTCAGAATTGTCTTCTGATATAAAATGCGATTTACTACCGTTTTGGGGCGAAGGACTTGATAATATTTTTTGTGCATCTTGTAATGGCAATATAATCGAATCAACCGATAATATATTTTCCTTATAATAATCATTTGAATCTTTTATATTAACATCATATGAACCATATTTTGGGTTCATCGGATCGGATAATTCGGAAAATAACTTTGGATAAACGGACTTGAAATCAAATAAAACAGGTTGCCTTACATCACACACATCTTGCAAATGATAATTATTGGAATAATCCATCTCGTATATTTCTAAATCCTCGCTCTTCTTAAATTGATGATTGATGTATATGTATAAAAATAAAACAATTATAAATATGCAAATTGTAGGTAAAAAATCCATTTTATTTATTTTATTTATTTTCTAACTGGAACTATAATATACTTTTTTTTATTATTAATAGTATATAAACGAATTTTTTCATAAATATATAACAACTGATTTATTTATTGATTTTTTTATTTATTTATTGGGTTGAACAGTAATCAAAAATGTATCAACCAAAAATATCCGCATTTTTCAATAATAAAAAATCCAAAGAAAACAAAATCATAGAAAGCTCTCTCCAAACTCTTTCGGTAATCCGGCTCTCTCCAAATATAAAATATACCCTTTTTTTCGACGGATGTAGTAAAGGTAATCCGGGGTTGGCGGGCGCGGGAGCAGTAATATATAAAGATGATATCGAATTTTGGACATCATCTATATTCGTTGGTAAAAAAGAAACTAACAATGTAGCCGAGTACAGTGGTCTTATACATGGATTAAAAGAAGCTGTTCGTCAAAATATAAAAAATATTATTGTAAAAGGAGATAGTTTACTAGTGATAAAACAAATGAAAGGAGAATATCAAGTGAAATCGGCGAATATGGTACAATTGTTTACACACGCAAAAAAATTAACACAACAATTCGATACTATTACATTTGAACACGTATATCGAAATGATAATAAACGGGCAGATGAATTGTCAAACGAGGGTTTGGAGCGAGCCGGAGCCATAAGGACCGTAGGTAGCGACTGACGTAGCCGAATGAGTTTGAGTTTAATCAACATTCACTTTTGGTGCTAAGTAAAACGCTATCTTTGCATCCGCATCATCGTCCAATAAATAAACAAGTTTCATTGGATAATTTGTACTAATACATAGTTCTACATTTTTAGATAATTTATTGTACATTGAAATATGATGTAAATAAGAAAGGCTAAATGATAAATTCAAATCCTCTCCTTCATCGATTGAGAAAGATAATAGATCATCAATTGGAATATCTACAAACATCTTACCAGACTCTACACTAGTCGATGATAAAACGATTTTCTCTTCAGAACATTGGATATCCATTGTATCACCAAACATTTTCAATTGATTGATCAAATTCGCGAAATTGCTCGATGTAATTGAAAATTCGGCTTGATGTTCGTATGTTGGAATGACCATAGTATCACATTCAATATCAATTAATGGCACTTCGAAATGTTTATCAAAAATCGTTTTATTTTCACTCGAAAAATGTAGTAATAATGTTTCGCTGTCCGAATCACTAAACAACATATTTATTGTTTGGGATTTATCTCGTGCATTTAATATTTTAAACAATGTGGATGAATTGAGGCCGATCGTAATAGGTGTGTCATTCGTTAAATTATATGAATCAAACCATTTGGCAGGTAAATGTATTTCAAAAATAGATACCTTTCCTGAATCGAGGGCTTGAATAAACATTCGGTTCGGCTCAAACATTATATTTATTTGCTCAGTAAACAACTTAATATGTTGAAATAAAATGGCAAAACATTCCGCTTTTGATGGATTTGTAATTGTAATATTCATTATACACCTTGGATATTTTACGAGATATTTTCTAAATTGTTTTATGATTTTATGATTTTATCTTTTTCTCCAAACTCCTTTGGATCCCTTCGGGACCTCTGGAGTTAAGTCGCTCACCTACACCAACGTCGCTTATGGATCCGGCTCGCTCCAAATCTATCAATAAACTTTCTAATATCATAGAAGATTGTTCTTTTGTACAAATAATGATTTTATTTCGTACATTGTTATCTATAAATACCGAAAATATTGCAGCGATGGAATCGAAAATAGATGGTATGTTATATATAAAAAATTTATCTAATTTTAATGAAATTTGCGTGTCGTTTTGTAAACATTGACCACAAAATATTTCGATAATCGATTTATATCGTTGGGCCGCGCTAACTGAAAATGTTTTTAAATTTAAATGTGCTTCGAATGAACCATATTTATCAATACACGATGTGAATAATTGTAATATATATTCAACGATTTTTGTGTATATATTCGGATTGGCAAATAATTTAAAATTACAATAATCAAAATATACGATATTTGTTTCTGGAATGATAAATACCGTTTTTCGAATCATTTCATCTATATCAATGTTTTGTGAAACTACCGTTGCGCAATCGATTTTTGATGTATTCTTTAAAAAGATGTTTTTCGGTTTTCTTGTATAATAATCCGTCTGAAGATTGTTTATTTTTTCAAGAATATCGTTTTCTGATACAGACATTATACTGTTTTTATCGTTTTTATCGTTTTTATCGTTTTTATCGTTTTTATAATATAGAAAAGCATTTTTATATTATAATTTTTATTTATTGTTTATGCAATTTGGGGTTTATATTCAAACTCTTTCGACTAACGTCTGCAGAGTTTAGTCGGAAAACCTCGATCATTCTTTGTGTTGCGCTTCATCTACGTTTTCCTTCACATCTCCGCCTGTATTTCAACCTCATTATCGTTGTTTATAACTTCTTGAACCACTTCTGCAACGCGCATTTCAAATGGTGCATTAACGGGCACATCAGCGTTTTCAGTTGATGTTTCACTAATAACCTCTTCAAAAGTAATATTATTTTTTTGGCTATCGCCTTTGGGAATTACTATGTTCGATCGCTCCAATAAGCGCGCACGTTCCTCTACGAGCGATTTATTAATTTCCATTGTAAATGACTGTAATCCAATAACAATGTTTTTCAAAGATGCGATTTCACCCGCTAATAATTCATATCGATGATTAAATTCCGATACGTGTTCTGCTAACAAATCCTGAAAATCTGTATTGGGTGGCGATATGTTAATTATGCGTGATGTATCAGTTTTCGATGATACAAATGATTTTTCTAAAGAAATTAATCGGTTGTCTATCAACGATATTACTTGGTGCAACGTCAAACCCCTGGATGCATTCTCCTGTGCGACATTTGTATTGCTATTATTATTATTCATTGAATTAGACGATAGATGATTCATTGTTTTATTATCTACTATCGTAGGAGTTACAATACCCGCTCTTCTTCTTTTTGCTGCTGCCGTTGCTGAATTACTCATTCGTTTTCAATATAATATTATAGATGAAATGTCTAAATACTTTTGAACGCAATTATTTCTTTTTCAATCGTCGCAATTCATATAATTTTCTAATGAAAACTATATAGCATCAAATGGATATTTTACAAGAAGCAAAAGATATAAATAGAAAATCTTTTTTATCTCATGTGTTTTCCACAACAGAAGAAGGAAAGGCCGAGATTTTGAACGTAGTACAATATGCCAGTTTAGGCGTAATTCCAATTGTTATTTTAAACAAATTGATCCAACGATTTGTACCCGAGGCCGATACCGACAAATCCACCTTGGAACTTTTAGTCGAAATATTCGGACAACTTATTATTATGTTTTGCGGAGTCATTGTTATTCATCGTATCATAAGCTATATTCCGACATATAGTGGATTTAAATATGAAAATTTGACATTAACAAATGTAATTCTTGCCTTTTTGATTATTGTGTTGAGTATCCAGACGAAATTAGGCATTAAAGTGAATATGTTAGTTGACCGTGCATCCGAAATGTGGAATGGACCTTCTGACGAAAAACGATCATCGAACAAAGGCGGTCGAAATGGCGGCGGCGGACATAACTCTAGTCAAGCGGATTATTTAGACAGTTCTCTTATGCAGGGTGGTGATATGTTTCCTCCTGCACCCGCTGCGTCCACGAAAGCGCCTAGTAATGGCACGTATGATACAATGATGCGCGGTGGTGGCAGCGGCAGTTCCAACACTGCATCTGCAAATGATTACGGTAGTATGATGGGACCGATGGCAGCGAATAGTGTTTTGGGTGGTGCTTTTGGATCATTTTTCTAAGCGAAACGGTTCCAACTCGCTCCACACTATAGATAAATAAAAATATGTTTATTGTTATTTATTTGTTTTATGAGATTTTTATCATATTTTGAATGCAGTATCAATTTGCCCCAAAATCTCCATTTTTTTCATCGATCTTTCCAAGTTTTGTTGTTTCTCGAGATTTTTAAACAAATAATCCGTTTTCGGAGCATCCTCGTTCTTTTTTATTTGTTTATACACTTCGCTGATTTTCTCCACCACATTTTGCAATACCGGTTTATTCGAAATTATTTCGACATTTGTTTGCACCGGTTCGGTTAATAATCCGACTGCAAAATATAATAAATATCGCCTCTTTTTACTCGCCCCAGTCGTGTATTTAATACAAAACAGTCCAAGAAGCGCATCCATTATTTTATCGATAAACGCATTTTCCCGGATTTTACTATAATATAAAAGCGCATCCCAAATTAACCAAATAATATCACGCTGATATTTATTATCAACAGCAAGATGCGATCTGCGTTCACACAAACACGGTTCTTTCCGTTTTTTACATATGATATCAAATTCTATCATCCATTCAATCCAATAGCACGCTGAAATAATATTTGGCGCATCAGATGCAATGCAAAACGCAAATTCGTTTACAGCTATAAATAATTCCTTCGGATCGCCTTTTTTAAAAATGGGTTCGACATATGTAATTACCGGAGCTTTCAACCGCTCGGTCATTTGCGTCATATCAAATTCTTCCACACGGTTGATTCTGATGGGCTCAAAACTATGTTTTTTGTTTGACAATGTTAAAGTACATATCAGTTCGGCAAATAATTTGCGTATTTTGTCATTATTCCGCAATTCAATTTCATTGACAAAATGCGATTGACCTACAATTTCTCGAAACATTTCGAATCTCATATGCAAATAAATTGCCAATTTCGGGTTTCCTAAATGAATATGCTTTCCGGTGTAATGTAAAATGATTTCCCACGCTTCCATAAAATGACCTGCACAAATTAATTCGGCGCACCAATAACACGCCGGTTCGATTTTACCTTTTATCATTGATTGTATCATCTGTTTTCGCACATCCGTTTTTTTGAATTTTGAAAACGAAATACCTTTAAATTGCGAAGGTGTTCGAATATCGTTTATATCAGTATTGTTGCTTATATATGAATTTTCCAACATACTATTCGTATTATTATGAAATAAACGGTTTTATTTATATTTTTATTATAACAATATAAATATTGATATTGATATAAATATTTGCCGTTATATATATTAGACCAATTAATAATTATGAAGACTTTTTTTAATATTATGCAAACGCATATGAGTGCAACTACTATACCCATTTATCCCCAAACAGATATGTTTCAATATTACATCGATGTTCATAAAAACAAAAAAATAAATACTACAAATTATTTAGTTCATGATTTATTATATTCATATATGATGAATTTTTTCAAAAATACACTCGAAATACAAACCGATCTAGGTGTTGAACATACGCCCTATATTACTGCTCGAATCAAATTTAATTTGTTCAAACAACTCATTGACAATATATTTTTAAATGACGATATGCGCGAACAATTATGGGATATATTTACTAAAACACAACATACATATTGCGTTTTTTCGCGTTTGGTTAATAAATTCAAATATAAGCGAGCAACTATGCAAATTACGCACGATTTATATATGAATGAAATCGACGATACTAAACCAAGTGCGATGACCATTTTGCAGAATGGATCCAAATATTTATTTAAAATATCTGATTTAATAAATATAACGCAATCGGCCCTGTCAAATTCATGTTATTTTTTTGCAGAACCGTATGTTCCGAAAAATCCATACAACAATTTGCCATTTTCCAATGCAATTTTGTACAACATATATGATAAAATGCGACGGTCTGATTTTACTATGCCAATTTTATTCCACCAATTTTATTTGAATGGTTTTGACATAGAATCGTTTCGGTATGACAATGAAGCGCTTATTCGCGACGTTTATATTCGAAATTATGTGAAAAAATCGTCTTATGAAACGTTGCATCCTGACGTTTTAGTAATGATGAAGGTTATGCGCGAATTTTCAACGATATACATTCACGACGATTTTCCAGTTGAAACTCTTGTGAATGTTATGCGCCCCTATCTTGAGCTATTTTTATATGGCAAATATGCATTGGTGCAAACAGATAAGCGAAATGATAGTATTTTTATTTTAAAACGGAAAATAAGATTGTTTGTTATATACAACCCATCATTCGGTAAGAAAAAAATATTATTAAAAACAGTTAATGGTAGACGATCATCCACTTCATCATTTAATGATAAACATATTGATTTTAAACTCAATAAGCTAGTAAATAATACCATTAATGTGCCTCAAACACCTTCGACTACTTCTGCAGTTCAGTCGATCCAACCTCATAATGTATTACATATTAGTAATAATAATGATGATGATGATGATGATGGTGATGATGATGATGATGGTGATGATGATGATGATGATGGTGATGATGATAGTAGTAATTATGAAAGCGAAGAAAAAGACGACGATAGTGTATAAATTCAAGAGTTTTATGTCAGCTTCATGTTGCGATGAAAATCGTAGACGCAATTGAAGGAGCTTGTAAAATTGAAAGCTTTTTACGTGTGGTAATAAAATATATCACACGTAAAATAATATCAAAAAAATGGAACAATACTCTTTTGCAGAAATTGATAGCTATATCAGCGAATTCAAAATGTCTGAAGCAATTAAAAAATATTTAATAACAGGTGAATTACCTAAAAAAAAACAAACGCCTTCGTTCCCTTCGGGAATTGCGGAGTTAACTCGCTCACCTACACCTAACGGTTCCGGCTCGCTCCAAACTCCTATGGCTAACAACTCCGGTTCAATCAATAATAATAATAATATCAATAGATACTATTTATATGATTACGAGCAAACTCCTTTGACTTCATTCGGAAACTACGATAAAAATCTCCATAATACAGACTCCTTCGATATCGCTAACAGTATTGAAAAATGCAAACAGCTTGAAAAACACATCAAACAATGTGAATTGGATGAGAATATCGATAATCAATGTCCTGTTTGTTTTATACCTATTAGTAGCGCGAATTATGTTCTACCAACGTGTGGTCATAAGATGTGTGTTTCGTGTTTTATTGGTAATGTTAAATACAATAAACATACGGGCGATTGTTGCGCCATGTGTCGAAAAAAATACATTTCGACATAATATATATTATTTACATAAATTCATAATTTGGATCGGAACGATCTATTCCGTAATAATTCGCGGGACCACATTGATCGTTTGCAATTCTTGCGAAAGTAATTTGTACGAATACGGAATTTCCACGCGCGAAAAGTCGGTAGTATTATCACACGTCTTACACAAATGAATGGTAAAATCGTCTTTCGCAAACATCCGGTTTTGTGTTCCGTCATTAAACGATGCAACCATTCCGCATTTTTTACACACGTGCACGCTATATTTATCCGATGCATCATATAATCGCTCTCTGCAGAATTTCGACATTCCGTGTGCAATCATTACATCACGTTCCATTTCGCCAATTCGAAATCCACCATCGCGACTTCGCCCCTCCGCCGGCTGACGCGTCAGATTCACCATCGGACCAATCGAACGACTATGCTGTTTGTCGCTTACCATATGTTTCAATCGCTGATAAAACACCGGTCCGATGAATATATTCGTTTCCAATTGCTCGCCGGTAAGACCATTATACAAGACTTCGTTGCCATAACTCTCGTATCCCAGCTTCTGCAATTCTTCCGCGATACTTTTCACCTCTAAATTGCCGAAACTTGTTCCATCACCAAACATCCCCAATTCGAGCAATACTTTTCCAAGCAACGTCTCCTTGAGCTGTCCGATAGTCATACGCGACGGAATTGCGTGAGGGTTAATAATAATATCAGGGCGGATTCCATCTTTCGTAAATGGCATATCGCACTCGGGAATGATGTTGCCGACAGTACCCTTCTGCCCGTGTCTGCTCGATACTTTGTCTCCCAATACGGGTTTTCTCAAAATACGAACGCGCACTTTGGCAAAATTGTATCCGTCGCCGTTTCTTCCTGTATAATTTTTGTCAATATACGTTTCCTCCGTCGTGCGGAATGTTTTACTCTGATCCTCGTATTTGATCGTTTTGGTCGGATCATTACGATTCTCTTTGATGGGAACAATCTTCGCGATGATGACGTCGCGATTTTCGACGATAGAATTCTCCGGAATGAATCCGCGGGGATTTAATTTCGCATAATTGCCGAATTTAATTCCCTTTGTTTTGGCAGGGTCCGGCTTGCATCGAATAATCTCATCACGAATAATGTTTTTGTCTTCGTCTTTTTCGGTATGGTAAATCGTCGTCATAAATAATCCGCGGTCAATCGAACCTTTATTTATCAAGACACTATCCTCCTGATTATATCCTGTATGAGACATAATGGCGACGTGTATCTGACACCCAGACGGAATTTTATTCAATTGGATGAAATTCATCAATCGCGTATCGACCAATGGGCGCGACGGATAAGATAACACATAGGCAGTCTTGTCCATACGTTGATCGTAATTTGTTGCGTACACGCCCATTGCTTGCTTACCCATAGCGCATTGATACGTATTTCTGGGGGCCTGATTATGCTCAGGATATGGAATACACGACGCCAAAACGCCGAAAATGGTACTCGGGTGAATTTCGCAATGAGTGTAATTCACCTTGATATTCGGTGGGTGCAAATAGCTGTTTTTCGCCTTCATCGCGATCATTGCAAAATTTTGTTCTTCCGGATCGATGTATTCAATGACCGACTCTGGGATCCGGCAGTTGGTCAAAAGATCGTTCCACGATAACTCTTTTGCAGCGACTCTGCGAATAATATCAGGAGTAATCAGTGCTTTATTATCGCGCACGCGTAATACGGGTCGAGTCAGACGTCCGCCATCATTGCAAATTCGGATTTCCATCGCTTTGCAATCAAACACGATAGACGTATAAATATTGATGATACCTTGATATTTTTTATCCTTCATATCATTATATACTTTGATCGGATCGTCCGTTACGCCTACCCACGCGCCGTTTATAAATACTTTTACCTTCCCGTGAAGTTCGGAATTCGGTACTTCCCCTACTTTTTGAACGTTCGGTAAAACATATTCATACAATGAAGAACTATTCACGGGAATCGTCAAATGTCCCATATAACTAATGTTCTTGACAATACCGATCGATTGACCCTCCGGCGTTTCCGCCGGGCATAAAAAGCCCCACGTGGTATTGTGCAATTTGCGCGGGGCGATTAATTCACCACTCTTTTCCAGTGGCGTGTTAATGCGACGCAAATGACTCAAACTCGCGACATATGTAAGCCGATTGAGCACTTGGGCTACACCGACTTTGCTACTATTCGCCTGTTTAATACTGAAATCACCGGTCGATAAGGCACGAGTGATGCCGTTTTCGATCGTGGTCGATTTCATAATTTTATAAATATTCGTCATATTGATAATATTGCCATAATCTTCAGTCGAACGCCACGAGCCATTGTTGATCTCACGCACGACCTGTTTTTGCATTTCTTTCACCAATTTGTTAAAATAATTTCGGAATAAATTATTCAATAACGTTCCGGTCAGCTCAATTCGTTTATTTAAATATGAATCGCGATCATCTGGCTGCATCCACCCCAAACTGGTTTGCAGCAATTTTTTCGCCATATGTCCCAACAAATACAATTTTTGTTGCAGGGTGGAGCAGTGAGGAAATAAATCGTTGTTCAGCACTTCCAATGCAAATTCGTGTTTTTTTCGCTGTCCGGTTTCCTTATCCATATTGATGGGAGTATACGCGACAGATGCAGTAATATGACGAAGCGCATCTTCTTTCGCAATGTATTTATTGGCATCTATAACCGATGCTTGCAAACAATCCAATAATTCGGCGTATTTTTCGTCTGCAATATCCAACAAAATATATTCACAAATTGCCTTGTCGTTCTCAACGCCGAGTGCGCGGAAGAGAACAAACAATTCGATCGGCTGTTTTATACGCGGAATAGTAATATATAAACCGTGCCCAAATCCGTTGTTTTTGGACACAATCATCATTTCGATTTGTTTGGGCGAAATGCATTTGTAATCAGGCACGGATTTTATTTCGGCAAACCAATTCCATTTGGTCGTATTTTTACCGTCAAAGCAATAAACGCGATTTTCGGCCGCGCGTTCTTGACCCAATACTGTTTTTTCAGAGCCTTTTACGATAAAATATCCGCCACAATCCATCGGACATTCTCCCGTAAATGCAGGGTCAATATGGCGGTTCAGCGATAATACACAAATACTCGATTTGAGCATAATCGGCATTTTACCAATATTGATTTTTGTCAGCGTGCGAGTAGTTATTTTGGGCGTATCCATATTATCCGTGTTGCGTACAATATATTGAATTTTGATATCTACAGTCATCGTTGATGCATATGTGAAATTTCGAAGTTTGGCTTCTTGGGGCAACATCAATTTCGTTGCACCATTGTTTTCGTGAATTTGCGGGGGATATAATTTAAAGTTTTCGAAGTCAACTGCGACCTCCAGGAAATACTGACCACGATCCACGACAAAATCGTTTTCGGAACGAATCGTTACAGGATTGAACATTTGAATCGTGCGCTGGGCCTGATAATTTATAAAATGATTATATGACTCGATTTGGTGTCGGACCAATCGTTCCAAATGTTGGCCTTGAAAATATGATTCGATAATATGAAAGGGTTCTTCGATATAAGAACCCAGATGCGAGAGCACTTCGTCGCCCAATGTATTTGATACCATTTTTTCCAATTTTTCGTCCATTTTATCAAACGCTTTCTCCAATTTATCTAATTTATTTGATTCATCTTCTTCTTCGCGTGAAATGATTTCTTTCAAAATCGAAGTGCTTGACGAATCTTTGATGGTTGCTTCCGTTTTTTTATTTTTTCTTATACGCACTGCTTTGCCAATTGTATGAGTCGGTGGTTTTACATCACTTGCCGATTCTTTCGCAACGACATTTCCATCTACCTCTTGATCATACATCATTGTAATGGTTTATTGTTTATTGATTATTAATATTATTATTATTATTTGAAGATTATGTATGGAGTCGATATTAATATGTTATTCAAATCAATTTTTTATGTTGTTTACAATTATATTTTGTGCAAAAAATATAACTAATTCAAATGAAATAAACATAGACATTTCTTTCTGTTATAGTATACCATTCACCAAAATAATTTCCAATAATCCAAATAATGGACAATTTTATCGTTTTTTTGGATAAATATAAAAACACAAAGGAAATTCAATATACTGAATTATCAAATATATTCTATTTTTCGCATTTACATTATGCGGAAAACCAATATTATGACAAAAATTATACTGGTGCAACCACTACCAATATGTTAAATAACAAAACGTCGTATACATCTGCCTTTCCGAAGTCGGATTACTATTTTAATCACTCGACGTCGATATGGAATAATTTGACAAAATCGGTAGATACCAATAATAATATAGTCGATGCGAGTAATAATCCATATAGTTTTTACGAAGAGTGGTTGCAAAAACACGAATATGATGTTTCGTTTAATTCGTGTAAATCATTTAAATCTTCGAACATAATACCTCTTGTCGTAAAAGAAAAAACAAAGATATCCATCGATATTTCCGTAAAATGTTTTGCTGATATTTTGCAAATTTTGAATGAAAATACATATAACGAAGAATGCGAATACAATATCGATTTGAAAGCGTTATCTTTAATAAAAACGGAATTAATGGAAATGGATAAAATGATCGGTATGGTTAGCTTTAAAAACGCAGTTTTGGACCAATTATTGTATTTTATCCAAAATTTGCATTTAGGTAAAAATTCGGACTTTAAGCACACCATTATTTGCGGACCACCGGGCACAGGAAAAACAGAAATAGCCAAGATTTTAGGGCAAATGTACTCGAAAATCGGCGTTTTGACGAACAATGTTTTCAAGAAGGTTACACGGAGCGATTTGATTGCCGGATATTTGGGGCAAACTGCTCTGAAAACAAAAAAGGTGATTACTGAGTGCATCGGCGGCTGTTTATTCATCGACGAGGCATATTCACTTGGACATAACAGTGATAGTGGCGACAGTTATTCGAAAGAATGCATCGATACACTATGCGAGGCGATGAGCGACCACAAAGACGATTTGATGATTATTATTGCCGGATACGAAAATGAATTGAATGATACGTTTTTTAAAGCAAATCGCGGCCTAGAATCTCGGTTTATTTGGCGATTCAAAATCGAAGATTATTCAGCACACGAATTGATGTTGATTTTTAAAAAAAAGGTGTTTGAAAATGAATGGAGTGTTGAATCGGAAGATATATTGACTGAGAAATGGTTCGAACCTAAGAAACAACACTTCCAATTTTTCGGAAGAGATATGGAATTATTATTTTCATTTACCAAGATTGCACACGGACGACGTATTTATGGGAAAAACGCGGATTTACGCAAAAAAATATCTTTAGCAGACATGGATCAAGGGTTCAAAATATTCTTGCAAAATACAAACAGGAAACAAAAAGATCCGACTTCTATGTATGGATTATATGTTTGAATGGAGGAAAAATCGAATACTACTGATTTTAGTCGTCTATAATTCCCTTCATATTATATCTTTTCTAATATATCCAGTAATAATAAAACATAAAACATAAAACATAAATAAAATAAAATGAGCAAAATGATTCAAATCAATCCCGATTTATTAAAATTTTCATCGAATCGTGGCACACGTAAAAAAAAGAAGGATTTAGAGGGAAAGGGAGAAATTAGAATTAAAACCCCCAAAGAAAAATCCAAGACTGTTCGCAAAAACCACGTGTTGCGATTTATTCGTGATCAACAGGATAAAAATTACAAAAAATTATTGGATAATGCAAGTGATGCAACAAAACCAGCAAAAGACATTTTGGGAATTTCTGGTTCAAATGACAGCTTTAATACTGATTTTGACGATTCCTTGAAATATTTAATGACATTAACTGAAACCGCTGAAAAAAATACGAAATTATCGAATAAAAATCAAACATTGAAACAGTATCCGAACCAAACAACACAATCTCTGTTATATCATCCATCAATTGACCCTGCTGCGATGGTATATAACAATGATATTCGACTAGATATGCCGAATGAATTTATGACAATGTCAGATGCACCAATAATGCCAATGCGATACCCACAACCACTAAGTGGTTGCTTAAAACGCGGCAATTTACCGACACATCGCGCACTGCGAAATCAAACACATAAAAATTATTCTTATGTTATTCCTGCTATGCAACAACAAATGAATCAAATAATGTCTCCTTTCACTAACGTCTCAGGAAATCTCCAATTGATGGGCGGAAATTCTAACATAAATACTAATACTAATACCAATGGTTTAAATAACAATAACAATAACAATAACAATAACAATAACAATAACAACAATAATGATATTTATATTAACACAAATGGGTTTGATACAGTAGGTGGAATGGACAATGATCGACAACGAATAGACGAAATAAAAAAAACGGTTCAAAAAACAAACGATATTCATCGTAATAAACAAAACCAGATCAAATACAAAAAACAACGCCGAACCACTCGCCGTACTTTTAAATTAGGGAAATCAAAAATACACCCCAAGGTATCGGTTTTAATTTCAAATAAAACTCTTCGAAACAATATTTCTACAAAAACGCAATTGTTAAAACAAACGCCCATTCAAGATATAAAACGCGATTTACAGAAAAAAGGTTTGATTCGGATCGGATCTATCGCACCAAATGACGTTTTACGTAAAATGTACGAAAGCGTATCATTACTTTGTGGTGAAATTCAAAACCATAATCCCGATAATTTATTATATAATTTTTTCAATGACAAAGGACCTATATAAGTTTCTTTATCGGATGCAATATTGCAAAAACAAATAATCAATAGTTAAAGTAAATAATACAAACGTAATTATAATTGTCATTTCTTTTTTATTTTTGTAAAATGGTTCTTTTATTTCGCAAAGTTGTATGTTATTATTATTGTTGTCTTTTTCGCCAGAAGAATTTAACAATTCCGTTGAATCCAATATCATTAATGTATCCGTTTCGCAATAATATCCATATCCGCCGCCGCTATTTTTCTTTCCGGCTGAAATATTGATCATTTTGATAATGTTTATACACCATATATCGTGCAGTACTTTTTGTTCAATTTTATTAATTGATAGGATAATTTTGGATCCTATCAATTTATCAAAAAAACGTGTTTGAGAAACCCCCCAACTTTTCTGATTTGGACATTTTATTTTTGTCCAAAATGAGAAATAGCGATGGGAAATTTTGCAGAAAAAAGTGAAAAAATGGGTTCTTAGCATAATGCAGCCGTTTCTATTTTTGGAAAATCGTGTTGTTCCCAACCGTTTTTTCGATTTTTGCTCGGAAAATTCCCGGCATTTTTTGCAGTCTATAAACCATAGACTGCAAAAAATGCCGAGTGAAAAAAATGCCGGGAATATTTTGATTAGCGTGGGTGCATTGACAGTATTTATTTATTGGAATATTTCCGCTGCAGAAAAAACACCATAGAACTTTATAGAACCGGAAAAAATGCCGAAATTGTCGTCGGATTATAAATTCATCAAAAAACGTGTTTGAGAAACCCTCCAACTTTTCTGATTTGGACATTTTATTTTTGTCCAAAATGAGAAATAGCGATGAGAAATTTTACAGAAAAAAGTGAAAAATCGGGTTCTTAGCATAATGCAGCCGTTTCCGTTTTTGGAAAATCGTGTTGTTCCCAACCGTTTTTTGGATTTTTGTTCGGAAAATTCCCGGCATTTTTTGCAGTCTATAAAACCATAGACTGCAAAAAATGCCGAGTGAAAAAAATGCCGGGAATTTTTCGGCAGCACGTTTGCATTAATAAACACCAAATGTCTATATATTTCCGCTGCATAAAAAACACCATAGAACTTTATAGAACCGGAAAAAATGCCGAAATTGTCGCCGAAATTGTCGCCGAAATTGTCGCCGAAATTGTTTTTTGAAATTATAATATAAAAATTGATGAATAAATTGTATATTATGAAAACGAAAAATAAAAATAAAAATAAAAATAAAAATAAAAATAAAAATAAAAATAAAAATAAAAAAGAGGAAAAGAAGGGAAAAGGAGAAAAAGGGAAAAAAATAAAGAAAACAAGGAGAAAACAAGGAGAGCCCAATGATAATATTTTACAAAATATCGAAAAAAAGGAGGAAAACAATACGAATGTTTTATTTTTATCGTCTTTTGTTTTTACTACAAACATAATTACTGCATTTTACAATAAATATTATATTTACTCGTTATTATTTACAATGTTAACAGCAACATCGTTGATTTATCACACGAATAAAAATATGTATACAAAATCAATAGACCAAACGTGTGTTCTTTTCGTTATAGTATATGGTTGTTATATGGTGTATAATAAAATAAATACAGATAAACATATAATATTAGCAGTAATCATAACTTCTTTTTTATTATGCATATATTTATACATTTACGGGTATTGTAAACAAACGTATTGTTTTCATTCTCAAAAATGTATTGCTGATCAATATCATTGTTTGCTTCATTATATAGCATCGTTGGGACATCACTTTATTATTTTTATGTAAAAGGAAATACCATACACCTTTTTATTATTTTACAGCAAAAACAATTTAGGCATTTTTTCATTCTATATTATAGACTGCAAAAAATGCCGAAAAATGCCGAAAAAAATAGATGTAATATTTGTGATGTAAATTGCAGTTCATCTAGTAGGTTTGCTATACATATATTAACTGCAAAACATAAAAATAGAACCATTTTCACTGCAAAAAATGCCGAAACCAAAGAAGAAGAAAAAATAGAAGAGGAAAAAATAAAAGACCTAGAACCCAAGCTAGAAATCAAAGAAATCAAAGAAGAAGAAATCAAGAAAAAGAAAAAAGAAAAAAAAGAGGAAACCAAAGAAGAACCCGAAGATAGCTTTTATTGCGCACAATGCAATTTTACGTGTAGTAAAAAAAGTAATTTGACTGCACATTGTTCAACTGTGAAACATCGAAATAAAATGACAGCTATCGCGAAGAAAACAACAGAAAATGTAAAATCGGATCAAATTGTTTTGACTAACGTATCTGATAATGTTCAGATGCATAAATGCTGTTTTTGTTATAAAGAATATCGCGCAAAAAATAGTTTATGGTATCATAAGCAAAAATGCAGCCGGGATGCATCAGGAGTTGTTTTGGAAAACAAGATAGTGGTTGAAAATACGGCACCACATTCCGTTTTTAGCGATCTATTAAAAGAAATATGCATTTCGAATGCAGAATTAAACAAACAGAATGCAGAATTTAAACAAATGATTGTGGATCAACAAAATATGATTATGGATTTATCGAATAAACCAACGACCAATAATAATATAACGAACAGCAATATTAATAATATAAGCATCAATATGTTTTTGAATGAACACTGTAAAAATGCAATGACGATTGACGATTTCGCGAATTCGATTCAAATTAGCATTGACGATATTACGCGCATGACACAAAAAGGAAATCGTGAAGGATTAACAGCTATTTTAACAAACGCGTTTAATCAGTTGTTAATAACTGAGAGACCAGTTCACTGCACCGATACGAAACGTCATACTACATATATCAAAGATTTGAGCGGTTGGAATAAAGAAAATGACCAAACTCATTTAAATAAATTATGCAGAAACATTGAACATAAATGCCGGAAAAAAACGTTGGATATAATGCAGGAAGATTCGAAATATACTAAAATCGGTACGCCCGAATATGAACACGCACTGAAAATGATGACGGAATCGAACGGCGGACCGGCCGGATCAGAACACAATCATAATTTAGTTGTGAAAACACTCGAAGAAAGTGTCGGATTAGATAAACAAGTGTTAGTATCGGGAAGTGTAATAACATTGAAACCGAATAGTTTACCATGATTTTAGTGAAAAAAATTTGAAAAGGCAAATAAAAAGGCAAATAAAAAGGCAAATAAAAAGGCAAATAAAAATAAAAAATACCGGTATATTATATATTTTGTAGGATACTATATAATATGCTTCACAATACCCTACAAAAAGAAATTGTTATACGATCAATCAAAATTGTTGATATTGCTTATATTACTGTATTCTATTTTTTTACAGCTTATTATTTAGGTTATTATTTAGATATTTTTTTTGCATACCTTTATGGAACAAAATATGACACAAAAACTGAATTTATTCTTACATTAGAATTTTTATCTCAGGTTATTGCCATAGGTATTCTGGTTTATATTGTAAAAAATACAGTCGAGTTGATACCTTTCCCATTGGATGGTGTTGGAGGGTTTGTTCATTCGCGTGTAAAAGAGTTATCAAGTGGTGGTTTTTTTACAGTGTTTTTGGTAATGTTTCAATATAACTTACAAAATAAAATAGCAGTTTTAAAAAAAAAGGTCGAAAAAAGAACTATGACAGATAAAGCATTATAATTATATTTTTATATTATATATTATTTTTTATTTCGATGTTTTCATTTATCAAAATTGCGTGCTATTTTGCATTCGCTAGTTCTTTTTTGTATCAAATAGCGGATTCATTTCCGAATTTACGCACTTGCAAAAGCCCCTACAATAATAATACAGCGAATGTAGGCGTTTGGTTATGCGGCGCATCTTATTGTAATCAAAATGATTATTTTCGTATGGTGCTCGGTGGTCCGGCAAAGGGGTTTGTCGTAAAAGAAGTGTTATATGATAAAAAAACGGATGTTCTGGGATACGCCGGAATTCTTCCGTCGACACGTTCGATCTACGTTGTTTTTCGCGGCACATCTTCTATATTGAATTGGGTAGATGACTTCGAAATCAAAAAAATACCATATACAACCTACCCCCAATGCGATTGTAATATTCATAAGGGGTTTTATATGGCGACACAAAATCTTGCGCCCCATACAATTTCCGTCGTCAATCAATTGAAAAAAGAGTACGGGTATAGTGATATAATTATAACGGGGCATTCACTTGGAGCCGCTATTTCGCAAATAATGGCAATGGAAATGATTTCGAAAAATTTGGCGGTGGATGTTTACAATTACGGACAACCTAGGGTAGGTGATGAAAAATTTGCTATATATTCTAGAACGATTCTTGGAAATTATTGGCGCATAACACATAATCGTGATATGGTTCCGCACGTTCCGCCGAGAGAATTGGGGTATTTACATTCTTGCGGAGAAGTGTTTGAAAATGGCGATGGTATATTAAATATGTGTAGTATGACAGATTGTGAGGATCCGAAATGCGCAGATCAATATAAAATGATACATACAAATGCAAAGGACCACGAAATATATTTAGGTCATAATTTGGATTGTGGAGCGAGTTTTTGATCAACTCCTTCGATATGCGTTGCACATCTCCGGAGTTCAGTCGCTCACCTCCGCTGACGCTCCGGTTCGCTCCAAATCGTAATGTATAAAAAATAGGTACTATTGTAGCTATTTTTTATTTTTGTTTTTGTTTTTGTTTTTGTTTTTGTTTATTTTGTTTTGTTTTGTTTTTGTTTTTTTGTTTTGTTGTTTTATTTTTCTGTAATGTTTCTGCGTCTTAACCCGACAACTGGCGATGCGGATGGAATTAAATCTATTTCTACAAATTCACTTGAATCGTTCGGTTCTGTTTGTGGGGTTTCCACTTTAATTTCAGTTAACTCGACCGATGATGCGAAACCACTAATCAATTTAGATCTTTGTTCACGTTGATTCGCAGATTGGGTCAAAATATATGTCTGATCGATGACATATATTTTATAGATGGTGCGTATTGGGATAATAAGCGTTGGTCGGAAATAAGCATTGTTATGTTTGATCATCTCGATCAATGTTATATCTTCATCACAAGGAATGGATAATATGGGTCTGTCGGAATTGTTGTATGCAAATATGTCGTGAATGGTGGTCGTTTCATATTGAAAATCGGCAGCGAACTCCCCTCTCCATAATGATTGCGCCTTAGGAAGAGACGTCGAGTCATTCGATAAGATGGCGGCTTGTACAGCTTGGTGCAATTCGGCCAAGGTTTGGCTTGGATATAATGCGATAAACTCACACGGTTTATGATACAATTCGATTTGGAAAATAATTTTGGACTTGTGTGCAGATAAACAAAACGAACATTTATTTATTTTTTTCTGGTATTCCGCGAGTTTTTTTGTAATTGCGTTCATTTTTTATAATATATTGATACATTGATGCATTATATTATATTTGAAAAAAGTGTTTCAATTTTATGGATACAAAATATACATTTGTAAAAATGTGGTCGCAACTGTAAAAATTGTGGAATTTTAAAAATCACAAAGCTTGGTCGCTAAGGAATTTAGTTAATAATATAACAATATAAATATATAAATATATAATCATAAGTATATATACACTCGACCAAGATGTTAAAAAATGAAAAAATAGAAAAAACAGTAAAACCAGAATCGTCGATATTTTCAGATTATATCCAGATTACAAGCGAATATAAAAAAAAATATGGAGAACATACCATATTACTCATGCAAGTCGGCGCTTTTTTTGAAGTGTATGGATTTAAATTGGCGGATGGGTCAATTGAAGAAAGTCAAATTATCGACTTTTCACAAATTTGCAATTTGAATATTTCCGATAAAAAGGTTGCGTTTGGATCACGAAATGTATTGATGGCTGGATTTCGCGATTATACTTTAGATAGATATTTGCAAAAATTGACCGAGTCTGGATATACGGTAATCGTATATGTCCAGGAAAAATTGGAATCCGGATTGGGGTTTCGTCGCGTTTTGGATTCGATTCATTCTGCAGGCACATATGTATCGTGCGAAACAGACAATTCGGCGCAAATGACCAATAATATAATGTGTATATGGTTAGACGTATTTAAACCGGTGCTCAATTCTTCGCGATCAAACCCATCAATTAGCAAAATGCGCGATACGTTTGTATGTGGCATTGCCGTAGCAAATATGTATACAGGAAAATCCGTCATTTCTGAATTCCAGACGCCATTTTTATTGAACCCAACCACATTTGACGAATTGGAACGTTGCGTATCCGTGCATTCACCGAGTGAAGTTATCATCATTTCAGACCTAGATGATCCTACTATATCATCTATTATCCAATTCACCGGATTAGTACGGCCTACTATTCATCGTGTTAATTCGATACAATCGGAAAAAGCCATTCATTGTGCCCAACAAAAATATATACAGCATATTTTGGCGACTTTTTATGGAGAAGATGCGCACGATATTTGTGGTGAATTTCAAATATACCCAACCGCTACACAGGCGTTTTGTTATTTGCTTGATTTTATCCAAGAACACAACCCGAATTTGGTTCGCAATATTGCGATTCCTGATTTCAATGCATCAAATCGAATGATATTGGCAAACCACACATTAAAACAATTGAATATATTGGATGATTCTTCCGATGATGGTAAAGGATGCGGAAATTTGTCTTCCGTTTCGACCTTTTTGAATAGATGTTCTTCTGCAATGGGTAGACGTTTATTCCAGACGCAATTGGTTTCTCCTACTACAGACGAATCATGGTTAAACCAAGAATATGAAATGATTACATTGTTTATGAAACCAGAGAATATATGTTTTGTTGATACATTTCGCAAACTGCTTAAACAGGTTCGCGATATTGAAAAATTATGTCGTCAATTAGTATTGCGCAAAATATACCCTGCATCTATTTCCCATTTGTATGAATCATTGCAAATCATTCAACAGATGAATATATGTTTATTTGAATCGACCGACATTTGCACCTATTTATGTGGGCGAATTGAAACGAATTTGAGTCCGGCAACCTATATTGATAAAATGTGTACAACATTAATCAATTTCTTGGATGAACATTTATTTATGGATAAATGCAAAACCGTTCTATCGATGAATACATTTGAAGAATCTATTATTCGACCGTTTATATCAAAAGAACTGGACGACGCAACTAAATTATATACTAATCGAATTGAAGCGTTCCACACAACACATTCTTTTTTCAATGAATTGATGCGTCAAAAGGATCATTTGAAAGAAGATACGACGGAATATGTGAAAATACACGAGACCGAAAAATCGGGACAAAGTTTGCAGATTACCAAGAAACGCGGATTGACTTTGAAAAATATCTTGGTAAAGTCTTTCGATTTGATAAAAATCCCGTTGTCAGATGGAACGGAAATATCATTTATGGCGTCCGACGTGCGTTTTACAAATGCCGCCGCAAGTATAGATGAGATTGATTTTACAGTTTTAACCAAGATATGCAAAGAAATTATGCATTTGAAGGATTCGATGAACCGTTTAATAACAGTAGCATATAATAATTTTTTGGGAAAATTAGAGACATCTTGGTACAATACTTTGGAAAATATTGCGAATTATACTGCCAAGCTAGATGTATTAGTATGTAAAACGTATATTGCCCAGCAAAATAATTATTGTTGTCCCGTTATTGTAGAAAATGCGGAAAAGTCGTTTGTGAATGCCCAAGATTTGCGCCACTGTTTGATTGAACATTTGCAAACCAATGAATTATACGTACCGAACGACGTGGTATTGGGCGATGGATCGTCAGACGGAATTTTATTATATGGAACAAATGCCGTTGGTAAAACGAGTTTTATTCGTGCATTAGGAATCGCCGTTATTATGGCGCAATCGGGTATGTTCGTGCCGTGCTCGAAATTTACATATAAACCATATTCTGCGATTTATTCACGGATCTTGGGAAACGATAATTTATTCAAAGGGCTTTCGACGTTTGCAGTGGAAATGTCAGAATTGCGCATTATTTTGAAAATGGCGGATAACCAGAGTTTGATTTTAGGAGATGAATTATGTTCAGGAACGGAAACAGAATCTGCATTGAGTATATTTGTTGCAGGATTAAGTGAACTACACACCAAGAATGCGTCTTTTGTATTTGCTACGCATTTTCACGAAATTATTCGATATGAGGAAGTGGAAGCATTGAACCGTTTAAAACTGAAACATATGGCAGTTTATTATGATCGCGATATTGATGGACTCGTATATGACCGTAAATTAAAAGACGGTCCGGGCAACCGAATGTATGGCCTCGAGGTATGTAAATCGCTGCATCTGCCAGATGATTTTTTACAAAAAGCGTATTCTATTCGTACCAAATATTTTCCGGATACAAAAGGTGGACTGTCGCATAAATCATCTGTATACAATGCGAAAAAAGTAAGGGGTATGTGTGAAATGTGTAAAAAAGAAATGGGTACCGAAGTTCACCATCTACAACAACAAATGGATGCAAACGAAGATGGATTTATTGGGTCGATCCATAAAAACCATCCAGCCAATTTAATGACGGTTTGTGAAAAATGCCACGATTCGTTTCATAAAAAATCGCCTATCCAAAATGTAGCGATCCTGGTTTCTACGACGACTAGCGAGTCTGGAGCGAGCCGGATACCGAAAGTAAGCGTAGGTGAGCGACCGAACTCCGGAACTTTAACGAATAACAATAACACAAACAATATAATCGAGAATACATCGGTTATAAAAAAGAAGGTAAAAACGACTCGTCGGAAATCGACCAAAGGGTATGTTATAAATACGGAAGTGGAGGATTCGGACTAACATATAACAATTTTAGTATTTGTTGCATTTACTGAGCCCAGGATTTTTGTTTTTTCTACGTTTTTTACAAATGTGTATATAATTTCAATGTTTTTGATGGACGCAAATTTCGAATGCTTTTTACATTCAAGCGCACCTTGTTTTACAATCATTTGCATTGTTTTACGGTCAATCTTATCAGGAATGGCGGAAGATAATACATGACAAGATGGTTGATTATGCACATGAAACCATAACCCATTTTCATCGGCTGCGTCTAATAATTCGATGTTTTCATTCGCATTATTGCCAGTACAAAATATAATTTCTTCGTCTAATTTCGGAAATTGAATGGTAATTTGTTTCATTTTGGCAATGTATTATGTATTATGTATAATAATAAAATATGGTATGTTTTTTGTGTAAAATCATATCATACAATCAATTTTATTTGAGCAATCCGGAGCCATATGGGACGTTGGGTGTAGGTGAGCGACCTAACTCCGCAAACGCAGTCGAAGGAGTTTGACAATTGCCATAACATTTATTTTTATAGTAATACATGTCTTTGTTTTCTAAAGTAAAATCACTGTAATTTGGTTTCACCGATGGACCGTATTTATTTCCCGACACACATTTTGAACCACCTAGTAATACACAGCAATCGCCATTCATACATTGTGTTTTATCCAATGAATTACACATTGATTCACAACCTCCAATATCATTTTTGCATTTCGCACATTTGTTTGGAATATCTTCGTTTTGTGATTCGGGTAAAACACTTGCGGATGATAGACCGGTTGATCGACTTAAATATACACTCGATTCGTAATCTGGTTTATAACTAGCCCCTATAAAATTAAATGACCCTGGTTCGTAATAGGTAGCAGAACCTTGAACCATTGTCGATGGTATAGATATCATATTACCGCACATATCCTTTATTTTTTTGGATTGAAATTCTACACCAAAATTTTTAGATATTTGATCAACCGTATCCGATTCGAGATGATAATGTGTGTCTAAGTTCAAATAGTTATATAATAATTTCGTATTGGGATTTTGACTATTATTGTCAGATGGTTTATTAATTGGACTGTTCGAATCATTGCTTATATCATTCACATTAATTGAATTATCCGTTCCTGTTATTTTGACGGGGGTTGGTGTCGGTGTTGGTTTCAATGTCGATGTTGACGCCAGTCCTTCGATGTTTTTATTATATATTAAATATGCCGAAAGGTTTACAAATAAAAATACGATGATGAATATGATTATTACTCCAATACCTATCCATATTTTACGTTTCATTTTAGACCTTTGAATGTTATATATATTGTGTATATATTATGTATACAAAAAATTGATTTAAAAATCTAATAATAATTATTTCAATAACAAATACTCAAATAAAATATCTAATTAATAAACAAATACAATGATTATTCCTGTTAAATGTTTTACGTGCGGCAACGTTTTGGCAGATAAATATAGATATTTTATGGACAATGTGCGACAAATAAAATTGCAGAAGGGTGTGCAAATAGATAAGGTAGTGTATTTAACCAAAGAGACTATCGAAAAAACACCAGAAGGTACAGTATTGGATACTCTTGGACTAACAAATGTATGTTGCCGAAGACATATGTTAACGCACGTTGATATCGAATAAAATAATATTATATTGCTCTAATATATAACATTATAATGGCTGAAAAAAAACATAAAACATTTAGAAGGAAAACCGGTAAAAAAACCGTCCGTAAAAATGGAAAACGAGGAGGAGGATGTGGTTGTAGCCAAAAGGCTAATCCTTTTTTTGGTGGCAATAATTTATCGTTCGACAATCGTTATGTTATTCCATTTAAATCAAACAACGATGTAATACAAGATCCTTTGGCACCTGGTAATATAATAAATCCTCGTTTATCCGGGGGTAGTACTGGTCGCAAAAAAACACGTAGTAAAAGACAAAAAAAAATGAGAGGCGGTGATTCATTCGATAATGACACTTTATTGGGATCACGTTATCTTATGAATATGGTATCTGCATTCGGAACAATTCCAGGCGCGACTTTTTCAGCAAACGCCATAACTGGTACTGGAAATGTAGGAGGGCCAGTTGTATCACCTGGTATTACTGCGCGTTCTGGAATAGTATAATAATAATAATACAAAACACGTAAAATCGTAAAATCGTAAAAATAAAATTTATATATTTTATATTCGTATAATATATAAAATATAAAATATAAAAATGGCCATTGTTGGATTACGACATCTATGTACCCCCGCTTATGTTTATTTAGTCATTTCTGCAATCGCAGTTGTAGTCATGTTGTATCAGAATTACGGTAATATTGATAAATACTGTATTGGTTCATACTCTTGTACAGTTTCAAGTACAATTATGGTTTTTTTGATCAAAGCGATTTATGTATTATTCTGGACGTGGGTTCTCAACCTCATTTGCCGTGCAGGTGCGCCAGGCGTTTCGTGGTTTTTAGTCCTCATTCCCTTTATTTTAATGTTTATTTTCATTTCGATGATGTTTATTTCAAAATAAATGATAAAAATAATATGATGATATGATAGAAATACAATCATACCATTACCAAGAATTGTTTTTATTTTGTTTTTTTTGAAAATGACAAAGAAAAATAACTCTAAAAACACAACTCAAAAAAAGCATAATAGGTCGAACACCTCCAATAAAGGTCCGGGATTTAGTCGCCGTAAAATACGTACCCATACTATTCGAAGAAAACACCCAATAATCCAGGGAAAAATAATCGAATCCAATAAGGACGGATGGATAGTAGCAGAAATATACGGCGATCCATTCGAACGCGGATTTGCACACGGTTATTTATTGGCTAACGAATTGAAACGAGTGAAAAGGTCGCTCAAATTTATTGTAAATCAAACTTTAAAACCGACAACATTCAAAGAGTATATGCAAAAAAGTAAAAGTCTCATAAATCCGCAAATGATTCGCCATTTTCCAGAATATTACCAAGAAATACAAGGAATCTCTGCAGGAGCCAAACGTGCCAGATGTATCATAACAACGGACTTATTAATCGCGTGGAACGCATATATGAGTTTATATTCATTTTTCAAAGATGGTGAGTCGGGTCAACGGTGCAGTGCGTTTATCGCGTGCGGTACCGCTACGAAAAAAGGCGATATGATAATGGCACACAATACGCATTCCGATTTTATCACCGGGCAATTATCAAACGTGGTGTTATATATTACACCGGCCAAAGGGTTTCCTTTTGTAATGCAGACATCGGCCGGATTACTTGCATCAACGACCGATTGGTTTCTGTGTGGATCGGGAATTATCGGGTGCGAAACTACCATTTCAGATATCAATTACAAACCGGATTTTGGCGCGCCGTACTTTTGTCGCATTCGCCAGGCGATGCAATACGGTAAAACGTTGGATGATTATACCAAGATAATGTTGGAAAACAATGCAGGTGATTATGCATGTTCTTGGTTATTCGGTGATATTCATTCGAATGAGATAATGTTGTTTGAGATTGGATTGAAAGAACATAATATAAAACGCACAAAAAACGGAGTGTTTTATGGGATGAATAGCGCAATAGGCGATAAATTGCGAGAACGCGAAACGACCGACACTGAATGGGGCGATTTATCCACGTCGTCAGGCGCGCGCAATTTCCGACTTAATTATTTATTAAATGATAAATATGATGGGACATTGGATATTGATAACGCGAAACGAATTATATCAGACCATTATGATGTGTATCTTGGTAAAAACGTGTTGAATTTTCGCGGTATTTGCAAACATTCCGAATTAGACGGATCTTTTGGAAACAAACACCCTTATTCTTTATATGGGTGCACAGATGGGAAAGTGGTAAACACCGAATTGGCAAAAAAAGGGGAGTTTATCGGTAAATTCGGATCATGTTGCGGACGCGGATTTAAAATAGATGAACATATTGCAAAACATCCCGAATACAAAGAATGGGAAGAATATGTAGATGATATGCCTATTCACAAATGGACATTGATAAATAAGGGATGATTTTTATACTTTATCGTCATTTTCGGTATATTCAACGCTTTCGTCGATTTCACCATCTTCGAGTTCATTATTTTTGTTTTTATTGATTTCTTCATCATCTTCTTCATCCTCCTCTTCTTCATCTTCATCTTCTTCATCGCTTTCCTCTTCATCTTCTTCCCAATATCCACATTCGGTCATTCCACTACCAACATATTCAAAGTGTAATTTATTTTCGTCAAGATAATCTTCACCATCCATTATCATAGTTTCACCATAATTGCATATAAATTGTCCTTCACATAAATCTTCTACATATTCGCCGTCGGTTAATAATTCACACTCTTCGCAAAACAGTGCAGCGCGTGCGAGTTCATTGATCCAGTCTTCCTCATTTTCCTTCATTTGTTTCCACGTAGAATTTCGCATATACGCGACAAAATTTTGTTTGTCATAAAATCTTACATATTCGGGCATATTATGATTGGCGATTTCATCATCGGGAAAATATGGTTCAACCATTGCTGGGTTAAGAATATAAAATTTATGTGGGTATAATGGTTCATTTATTTTCATATTTTCTATATCCTGTATAGTCGTGTAAGATTCATCATTATTATCGTTCATTTTAATTTTGTATGTTTTGTGTTTTATGTTTTATGTTTTATATATTTGGTTGTTGTGTATCTGAAATACATTTACGAATAATTCATTCAATTTTTTCCATAAAAACAAAACGTAAAACAAAACGTAAAATAATACATAAAAAATTGATTTAAAATCTACTATTAAAATATATTACATAATAAACATCATCCAAATAAATTAATAAAATGAATCCAGTTCTTTCAAATATAGC